TGCACCAATAACGACATCCTTCTTATAACGATATTCACTCCAAGCTTCTTGGAAACCAAAACGATCATTGTCATCTGCATCTTCACCAGAGAAATAAAGATTATTAGATTTAATAGCTTGTTCTCCGATATTAGCAAATTTAGGATTGTAGTATTCTAAAAGTTCATGTCTTTGAAAAATCTCATCAATACCTTGACCATAAGTTCTGTTATGTTTTGTATAAGCTACAACAACCAAAAAACCAGGCTCAGTAAATGATTTAGTAAATAAATAATCACTTGCAGCAGAAGTTGATGAAGCACCAGGAGCACCAAGTGTTGTTGAGGAACCAGCAGAGAAACCTGTTGTTTGAAGAACTTGATCAACATTCAACTCAATAGTCATTCCACCAAGATATTCAGCCATCTGAGCTGTAGTATCTCCAATAGAAACACCAAAAATTCCTTTAATATATTCTCTATATTTTGAACCTGTTCGAGCTAATGCTTCTAAATATCTTTGTGTTGCAAATGCTAATCTAAATTGATTTATTGAAGCAGCCGTTGCTTTAGATAAATCAGCATATAAGTTAATTGGTGCAGCATAATTTATATCAGATTGACCATCTACTTGTGCTCCATATAATTCTCCATAATGACCAGAAACTTCATTTCTAACACCTAATAACTTATCTACATCACTATCAATACCAAAACCAGGATCAAAACCATACATAGCAGGTTTTACTCCTGATTTTAAACCATAAGTTTGAATACCTGTTATCTTAGATGCTAGATCAGAATTAACATCTCCTGTAATTACAGGTGCTAATCCAGCAGTTCCAATTAAAACAGGATCACCTTTTTGAGCCCAAGGCAAACAAGAAGTAAATCGATCTAATTGTTTACAAACGACAGGGACATCTGAATAAGCATTAAGATTTGACCCACTTAAAGTAGCAAAAGCTCTTGCACCATCTCCTGTCTGTGAATGATCCCAAAGATATGGAGGCATAAAGTTTTCATTTTTAAACCAATCGTTATAAACCTGAAAAAACGATCTTATAGGGTTTAAAGAAATAGCCGACGCCTTTGTTAAACTCGTAGTTTTTTGCCTTACTAAACCTAAATAAGTCCCAATAGATCTAGCATAAGTAGTAGCAGCATAATTAACAGGAACAGAGCCATCAACACTTGTTCTAGGTTCCAATACTTCAGATTGAATTCCATAACCTTCTGTATTTTCACCATAAAACTCTTTAGTTTTACTCCAAACTAATCTTTTTGGAACAAAAAACGCAGCAATAGATAACCTGATCGTATCCATTATAGGATAGATAGGAGGAGTTGCTGTTCTAATAAAACAAGCTAAATCATATTTAGCCGAATCGCCAGGTAAAATTTCAGTAATTTCGAGAGGCACCAAATCGCCATGATATATAGAACCTTTCCAAAATGAATTCATTTGAAACTTTGATCTCTTAATATCAACAGTGGATGGAGCATAGACAAATCTATTATCACTCATTTTCTTCTTTTCCTTCCTCTTCAGGCTCTTTCTTTACTTCAGACTCTTTCTTTTTTACTTCCTCAATCTTAGCTTGATAATAATCAATTAAATCTTTCTCTGTAATAGATGCAATTTCTTCATCAGAAAGTCCTTTAATCATATCAACAGGAAGTTGTTTTTTAATAGCTTCTAAATCAATCTTAGATCTTTCACTCAAAGAATGACCTTCTCCAAACATTGAAACATCTCCATAAAATCCCTGACGACGATTTAACACGGATTCATCACCTGTTTGAAGTAATTGTTTTAAAAGATATTTTAAATCTGTAGTTTTAGCTTCTTCATTGATGGACTTATGAATATCTACAGAATCAGTCATAACAGGTTTTTCTTCAATAATCCAATCATCCTCAGAATCACCTGTTCTTTTAACTACTTGCTTATGAATCCAAGTTTCTTGTATAGGATTATCACAAATAACACCTGGATCATAACCATCATTTCTTTCAAATTGATTAAGCTTCTTTTCCTTTTCCATCAGATTCACTCCTTGGAAGATAATCTTCATAATCAATAAGTTTTTCAGGTTCTTCTAACAATTCAAATTTACCTTTTAAATCATCAAAAGAACCTAAATGATAGAGAGCTTGATCTCTTAATCTAGCTTTCTCTATATTCTCAATAGGAACAACCTTTAATGCTCTTGCAGTTCCCTCTGAAACATGTTCAGGATCTTCAGTTTTAAATTCAGGAGTTTGAAAAGCGCCTAATTTTTTATCGCGCGAACAATAAACATAAACTTTCATTAAAAGTGAAATCCTCCTCTCATCATATTCCGAGCACCAACAATGTTTTTAACATTAGTTTTATTAGCTGTTTTCTTGAATAAACCTTTAGAGGCTTTCTTTGAAATTTTGCTTCTTTTAGTCATTATTTGACCTCCTTCTTTTGTGGTGTTTTCAAAATTTCTTCAATAGCTTCGTCAATCCAAACGGCTATTTTTGAATCTTTAGCGAGTTCAATCCCTGTTAATGCCTTATAAGAATCTAAAGCAATAGATAAAACTTTAGCTTTCTTTTTAGCACCATTACCTGAACCAATAAATTTTTCAACCTTCTCAATAATTAAAGGAAGTTTTGAAATAACTTGATAATAAGGTTCATTTTTCTTTGTTTTCTTTGATGTAAGAATCGACAATGTAATTATCGAAACCAACTCTAAAAGAGCACAAAAACAAAGGATTAAAAGCTTATAATTCGCAATTATAAATTCTTTCATAATTTTCTCTTATTCCTCGCTTTCTCTTTCACTCGTTGCTGACCGTTAGCAATAACTGTTTCTTCATGTTCTGATACTAAGGATCTTCTTTTCTCGTTCATAACTAATCGAGCTAAATCTTTTTTATGAAGTTTAAAATTTAACAATATCGCTGGATCCATCTCATCAAACCAACGAACAAAAGCAGAAGGAATATAAGCAGACATTTTGCCGCCAAAATTAGAATATACTTTGAAATTATCTTTTATAATTTCAGGGAAATGCTTTAAAAAATAAATTTTTCCAAGATTTCTAGACATGTAAAGCTTTGAATTCTTAGCTGTATATTTAGCAACATAACGAGCACAAGAACACTCAAAAGGAGAAATCGTATAAAAGCCATTTTTCCATATTTGATTCATAAGCTTAGATTCATAATGATAAAAATTTCCTATTTTTATAGGATGAAATAAATCAATCTCAAAATCACAAAAAATCGCAAGATGAAAATGCAATCTTTCTGTAGTTTCTCCTAGTTCTTTACAAGCGAAGTATTTAAACTTTCTTTTATGTTTTTCGCCTTCTAATCTATCTAAAAATTTATATAAATCTTCTTCTGATGCCTTTTCAATATGATAATCATCAAAAGTTAATGTTAAAAAATAATTATATTTATGTTCTTTAGCTTCTAATTCACACCTAATCGCCCAATCTTCAGCCTTATTTCTTCGACAACTTTCACATTTTCCACAAGGAAGAGTAAAAACATTCTCAGATCCATAATGTTCTTTTAATGTGTTTAAATCATAATTAAGTCTTGATTTAGAAAATAATTTTAAAAATTTCTTTCCATCTTCTTTAGTATAAAGATTCACAGCTACAAAAGGATCTAAACATTGAAAACTCATATTAACAATTAGTTTAGACTTTTTTTTTTTTTTGTCTATGGTATATTATAAGAGATGCCTGGAGAACTAAGAGCCTATTGAGTGGGTTGCTTGGGATTAAATCTTCAGGCACCTGAGCAGCTTACTCAATGGGCTTTTTGCTTAAAGCTGGCTACTAATAGGGGTATGTAGCAAAAGACAAACCAAGGGAATCGATACACTAAAAAGGAAAAAATATGCAGGAAAAACGGGGGATTTTAGGGGGAGAAAAGAACAACATGGTAAAATCTCAACCTAAAAAAAGGTAAATAATATGAAAGTAACAATCAATTTCAATACTTACGAAAATGTAAAATATGTATCTTTTCCAGATGGTTATCCAGATACAAGATATATATGGTTAGTTTATGAATATAAAACAACAAACTTCAAACGAAGTGACTACCTAAAAATAGATTATCAAGCATTTCCAGTCAATAATAAAACGTATATAAAAATTGAAAAATAAGTGATAGAGTTCTCACTTTTTCAAACTACTATGAATCCCATGGTAGTTTTTTTCGGTTAAAAAAAGGGCTGAGAGCGAACCCTCATCCCTTTCAGTGCTATAAATATCAAGTCGCGTATAGCACATGCTCGCTTGCGCGAGTTTTAACTACCAATACTTTTAAGTGCAGCTTCTGTTCTCATAGCAGCTTGCGCACCTGTAGTTGAAGTAGTAGCAGCCTTAGATAATGCAGCCAAAGTTTTTGCAGCTTGTGGATTATTATTTGCAAACCTTTGAAGAAATGCGATGCTCTGAGCTGAATGAACCATCTGATTCAAACCATTCGAGATTGAATTAAGAGGCGAATAATCCATTGCTTTCATAGCCATAGGAGTTGCAGCATGAGCTTGTGCACCCGCAGTAGCAGCAGCACCTGATGGAGTAGCAGCAGAAATGCCTGTTGCAGCAAGAGCAGGATTAAATCCAGCAGCTTGAAGATCAGCAGCTTTTCTTTGAACTGCTGTATTAGACATTTCTTCTTCCCAAGACCTTTGTTTTTCAGCTTCTTCAGCAGAAAATGCTCGACTTTTAGCAGCTTCTTCAACACTTAAAGCATTATCTTCATCATGCATTTGCTTATTCAATTCATTAGTTTCTTGAACTGATTTTCTATTAGCAACTGCAGTTCCAATTCCTACTGCAGCCGTAGCCACAGCAGCAACAATAGATCCAACAATTAAAGCTGTAAACATAAATTACTCCTTAATGATGGTCAATTAAACCAGGAATAGAATATAAAGGCATTGGTCTAACGAATGTTCTCTTAAACTTAATATCTAAGAAATAATCAGGAGATGCAGTTCCACCAGCTAAACATCTAGCGATATTAGTTCTATCTTCTTTTAAGAAATCAGCATTTAAAACAGGCTTTGAATCATATTTATCAGCAAGATTTGTAAAGTTAAATGATGAACTATTTGCAGGATTTAATGCACCAATAACGACATCCTTCTTATAACGATATTCACTCCAAGCTTCTTGGAAACCAAAACGATCATTGTCATCTGCATCTTCACCAGAGAAATAAAGATTATTAGATTTAATAGCTTGTTCTCCG